AGTTAGTTTGGCTCGTAGCACGTCACCTAGTGACTTATTTAGCTCAGTGTTACTCTCGTTTGCTGATGGCTCTTCGAAGATACTAGCGTATCTTGTTTTACCTACAAGCTCTAATGCCTTCAGTCTTACTATATCTGAATCGGTATTAGTTGCGGTATTAGTGAGGCCATCCATAACAAACTTTCTCAGCTTAGTCTTGTCTTCCCACCACGATGCTACTCTCTCCCCTTCCATAACCTTCACCGCCATGGCAACCCCAGGGTGCTTAGCCATCTTACTTGCCTCATTGCGCCCAGCGTGTTCGCCGCCTTTCCACTTATAAGCTTGCCTGTAGGCCTCCGCCTTACTAAGCCCTCCAAACACTAACCCCTCTGCAAACTTTCTCTGTTTCGGCGTTAACTTGCCTACTATCTCTTCTAGCGTGAGTTTCTTTCCATCCTGATAAACCCTAGTTACTTTGTTACTCATGCGACTATATTAACACATATTAATCTATCTTTTCGCATATAAGGAAACACGCGCGCGCGGTTTCCTTTAACCGCAAAAAAACACCGAACGAAAATTGCAGCGGCGGACCCCACGAGCGCTATTTCCGATAAGTCCTTTGTTTTCAACAAAACCCCCGAAATCTGGGGCTTTTTTGGGAGAACATTAAAATCCCTCAATAATCGCTATCTCGTTGAAAACAAAAGGATTGGCCGGGTGGACTTTCCTGTAAACGGCGTGATTGAATAGTTTCAGTGACGGCCGCAGCCGCCCTCCGGGGCAAATAAACGTAAGCCGAACGCCACTAAATAGCCTGGAGAGACAACCAGGCGACAGTACATCAAAGGCACAAGGGCCGATGATGGGCTGAGTCGGGAGCCATAGCGCGGCCGCCCTCCGGGGCCAACAAACGTAAGCCGCTACGGTTTGAAGTCGACGGCCCATTGTTTTCTCTGGTAATTGCACTACAGTGTATCAGGGTAAATTGTTGCGCAATAAATGCACGCACTGCCGAAATAACAGTAACCCTAACGGTGAATACATAGTAGGCACATAAGCACAGCATTTAGCGGAGAAACACGCACCTACGGGAGCATCCGTCTAACGCATAATTGAACACTATAGGCACACTGGTACTAACGTGTAAGTGATCCGGTCACTTACAGTCATATCATGTTGGCGCGTGGTAAAGGTAAGCGCCAAACAACGCAGAAGCGATAGCAAGTGGAGCGGGACAGGCGCGCTGATATATGGCACTCCGTCAGTAAATCAGAGCCGAAATAACAGTAACCCTAGCGGTGAATATACAGTAAGCCAGAATTGAATAGGAACTATATATTAGATCAAACGCGAAGAAGTTAAGTAGCGAGATAGTAGAAGAGTCGAATCTATGTAGGCGCATGATATTCCATGCGCCTATTTCATTTTAGGAATCAGACACGGCGCATTCTAACAAGTGCGCCTAAATGTGATTCTTAGATCACACCGTCCAAATCTGGACACTTATAGGAGGAATCTATGACAAAAATGACCAAACAAGAACGTCTGAGTGACATCGAGATGCAAGTAAAAGACTTGGGTAAAGTCTTTAATGAGATTGCAGAACTGGACAGAGCCGAGTATTGGACGGAAGAACAAGAGGACAGGCACATAAGACTGTCCTCTGAAGCGAGGACTATCCTGAGGGCATTGGAGAGTCGCGCGGCCGCGATGCAAGACCTCTTCTGGTATTAGTCGAAACGCGGGTTTCCCCGCGTCTACGGGAATTAGCCTACCCGTACTGAAGAGACAGGCTCAGGAGACCAACAATGCACACCTACCACATCACGATCAAATCCTCGAACGCTAAGACCGGACCTATCCCGGTCACCACTACCAGCGGGGACACCTGCTTTACTGGCTGCGGCCAGTATGAGAATTGCTACGCAAAACAGGGGCCGTTAGCCCTGCACTGGAACAAGGTTTCGGACGGTTCACGCGGGATGAACTTGTCGCAGTTCTGTGCGGCTATCGAATCGCTTCCAGAAGGCACGCTCTGGAGACACAACCAAGCCGGAGATCTCCCCGGCACCGATGGTAACATCGACCGCCGAGCGCTTGCCGATATCGTAATTGCCAACCTTAACAAACGTGGGTTTACCTATACCCACAAACCAATGACGCAAGAGAATGCGGGGATAGTGAAGAACGCGAACGCGCTTGGCTTCACAATTAACCTCAGCGCCGATACCGTGTCGCAAGCGGACGAGTATGCCGCTATGGGCATCGCTCCGGTAGTCCTCACTGTACCCGAGGACACGCGCCAGAACTTCACAACTCCCGGCGGCAACAAGGTTGTGATCTGCCCCGCAGAAACGCGCGGGGTGAACTGCGCGGATTGCAAGCTTTGCGCGTGGTCAGGCCGGAAAGCTATCATCGCGTTCCCCGCTCATGGATCGAAGAAAAAGGCGGTAACCGCCGATAAGGTGTTCAACATTCTATAGGGGATAGCAATATCCCCACAAACCAAACAGGAGTAAATCTATGACCATCACGACAAAATACAACGGCACCTGCGGTTCGTGCGGCGCCTCTATCAGCGCGGGATCTCGCGCCAATTATCAGAAGCTCCTGGGCATCTACTGCCCTACCTGCCCTACGCCGAAGCACAAGGGCAAGGCGACAGGCCAACGCCGCTACTCGTCCTATCGTCCCGCCGGGTACTACAATTCCCTGCGCGATCCGCGCGGTTTGTACGCGCCGGACGGCCGCATGATTGCCCGTGTGGCGTGTCGCTGTGAAGATTACCCCTGCTGCGGGTGCTAATTGAGACACGATATGAGACACGATTGGATGAGCAATTCACAGCACGATGCATATGTCGCTGCGTGTTTGGTCGCGCAACTGACCTACACCGCCATGATTGATCGCAACAGAGAAGGTTGGCTACTGCTGTGCCGGGTAGCTAAGAGAATGACGACCGCCTGATGAGTCCAGAGGGACGAAACACGGGGCGTCCCCGTGTCGCGGTACAAACCAAACCAGGAGCAAACTATGTACATCAAGACATTCGACGGCACTGCCGTCATCATCTGTGAGGAGCAGGACCGTCCCTGCTCTAACCCTCAGGGTCACGAATTCAACCCTAACAACGGGGCGATGTTCGGTGACAACGGCAACTGCTGCGCCCATTGCGGACACTTCACTGGCCGGATCGAGTACTTCAGCGCGGCCAACGGTGCCGAAGAGGCCCAGGCATACGCCCAGGTCATGCTGGGCGCGACCGGACCTGTTGAGGTGCGGGGAGTCGAGTGGAAATGGGGGCCGGGAGATGTTCCCAAATCCCCCATTATGTCGGCGGCTAATGTGCGCTCGACCAGCCTGATATCTGCCGCGCCGGATCTGCTGGAGGCCTTGGAGAGGCTTACCTCTACGCTCGACGCCATCAGTCTGTCCGACGAAGAGGCGTGGACCAGCGATCTGATCGCTGCTCATGCCGCTATCGCCAAGGCTTACGAGGGGGTGGAGTAATGTTTGAGCTACTGTTCGACAACGGTGGCGGGATCACGCTGATCACGGCCAACTACTGCCACTCCTACGATCGGCCCGACTGGGCCGCTGCAGACGTGGTCGGGATACTCAACGGCGCTAACACGTCCAATTGGGACGGCAACGAGCCAGAGTTCCGGCGCGACCGACACCCGGAAGATGACGTGATGACCGCAGCCATGGCGCGGTCCATCAGGGAGGGTGGCCCCTGGAAGCAGCACGGCCATGCGTGGGATGAGTTCTGCGCGGCACTCGCGCCATCCATGACGCAAGACGAGTTACTGTTAGCGGAACGCGCCGCCGATACCCTCGTGGACCTGATCCGGTTCCTCGAATCCCGCGATCCCAATCACCCGGAGATCGCCAACCTTAACAAGATTTACGGGGAGATCCTGAACGCCGCCGTGCGCCACATTCCCCGGGTCAATATCGGGGAGGTGGGCTGATGGATCGGTACGACATCCTCGACGGCTTCGCCTTCATGGGCGTAGCCGCTTTCCTTTTGGTGATTTACATTACCATTTACTAACAAATAACTTCCCAGATTAGGAGCCTACTATGAAATACGCAGAAGCAAAAAAGATCGTAAAAGAATTGGGCATGAAGCTGTCCCTGAATCGCGACTACAACGAGTACCGTGTCGCTCTACCTGGGGCAAATGCAGAGTCATCTGCCTACTACACAGACAACCTTGAGGATGCCATTGGAACGGCTAAGGCGATGATTCAGTGGGGGGCAAAGTAATTTTCGACAAATCAACCAGGAGGATACATGAACCCGCAAATAGCAGGGGAGTTTATCGCAGGCAGACGAGTGCAGGTTTATTTTAACCTGCACCGCAAGACCTTCAGTATACGAGACGCCAGGACCAAGCGTGTCGTAGGCTACGC